TAGCTATATTTGACGCATTCGAAATACTTAACAGAATTCAAGAAGAAGCAAACTTGCTTGAGGGAAAAACACCTGAAGAGAAAAAGGAAAAAGTCTTTAGAGGATTCGCAGAAGGTAGATCTAAGTAATGTACGAGCAAAGTTTAGTTAAAACAATAGAACCTATAAAGAAGACCACTATTAGTCGTCTTAACAAATCTAAAAAATGGAAATATGGATACAATAAAGAACATGATATCGTGGTTATCTCTAAAACGGGAAAAATTGGTGAAATACTTGAAATCCAAAACCTGCGAATTGGCCTGCCGTTGGAACCAAAAGGAGTGCACGTGCACCCCAAAAACAAATGGGTAAAACAAGAGTATCCTAAAGAATTAAGTAGGATAAAAAATATTTTTGATTGGAGAAATTATCCTGATGAAAATAAAGAACAGTGGTTTGACTATATAGACGAAGAGTTTAAGAGAAGAGAAGAGGGATTTTGGTTTATGAATAATGATAAACCAACTTATATAGTAGGAACACATTATATGTATTTACAGTGGAGCAAGATTGATGTTGGTGCTCCAGATTTTAGAGAGGCAAATAGATTGTTCTTTATATTTTGGGAGGCTTGTAAAGCAGATAAAAGGTGCTATGGAATGTGTTACCTTAAAAATCGACGTTCTGGATTTTCTTTTATGAGTTCAGCAGAAACTGTTAACTTAGCTACTCTTGCGAGTGATAGTAGATATGGTATACTTTCTAAAACAGGTGCAGATGCTAAAAAGATGTTTACCGATAAAGTAGTTCCAATTAGCATAAACTATCCATTCTTCTTTAAACCCATCCAAGATGGTATGGATCGACCTAAAACAGAATTAGCGTATAGAGTTCCAGCGAGTAAGTTTACTAGAAAGAAAATAACTAGTAATGAGAAGTTGGAAGAATTAGAAGGATTAGACACAACGATTGATTGGAAGAATACTGGTGATAATAGTTATGATGGTGAAAAATTAAATCTACTAGTGCATGATGAGAGCGGTAAGTGGGAAAGACCCGATAATATATTAAATAACTGGAGAGTTACAAAAACTTGTCTTAGATTAGGTAGTAGAATTATAGGTAAGTGTATGATGGGCTCAACTTCAAACGCATTAGATAAAGGTGGAGAAAACTTTAAAAAATTATACAACTCGTCAGATGTCACTAAACGAAATAGAAATGGTCAAACAAAGTCTGGCTTATACTCTCTTTTTATCCCAATGGAGTGGAACTACGAAGGATTTATTGACGAGCATGGAGTTCCAGTCTTCGCTACTCCTGATATCGATGTGTTCGCACCCGACGGTGAACTAATAGATATAGGTGTAATAGATAGTTGGCAAAACGAAGTAGATGGATTAAAAGATGATCAAGACGCTTTAAACGAGTTTTATCGTCAATTCCCAAGAACTACTGAGCACGCTTTTAGAGATGAGACAAAAAATAGTATATTTAACTTAGTTAAAATATACGAGCAAATAGATTACAACGAGGAAATGTCTAGAACTCTTGGAATTACAACTGGTAATTTTCAATGGGTTAACGGTGTTAAAGATTCGCAAGTGATATTCTATCCAGATCCAAAAGGTAGATTTAAAGTTAGCTGGGTTCCACCTCAGCAATTACAAAATAGAGTGGTACTTAAAAATGGTATAAAATATCCTGGTAATGAACACATGGGGGCATTTGGTTGTGACTCTTATGATATATCAGGTACCGTAGATGGACAAGGATCAAAAGGCGCTTTACATGGCTTAACCAGGTTTAGTATGGAGGACGCTCCTGCGAATAGTTTCTTTTTAGAATACTTATCAAGACCACCTACGGCAGAGATATTCTTTGAAGACGTTTTAATGGCGCTAGTGTTTTATGGCATGCCAATACTCGCAGAGAATAATAAACCTAGATTATTATACTACTTAAGAAGAAGAGGATATAGAGGATTTTCTATGAATCGTCCTGATAAGATTTGGAATAAATTGTCTGTAGCAGAAAAAGAAGTAGGTGGTATACCTAACTCTTCAGAAGATATAAAACAAGCTCATGCCGCGGCTATAGAGATGTATATTCAAGATCACGTAGGTATGAGACGAGATGGGACGTTTGGTGATTTATACTTTAATGATTTATTAAATGATTGGAGTAGATTTGATATCACAAAGAGAACAAAGTTTGACGCTACAATAAGTAGCGGTTTAGCTATAATGGCTAATAATAGACACTTATACGCTCCAAACGCTAAGGTTGAAAAACCTAAACTAAATATAAATATTTCCAAGTATAGTAATACTGGGACTAATTCACAAATAATCAAATAATAAATATGGCAGAGTCTGGCATTAAAAGTTATTTTCCGAGTCAAACTGTAAGCGATGCTGAGAAGCTAAGTTACGACTATGGTTTAAAAGTTGGTAAGGCTATAGAGGCGGAGTGGTTTAATAATGATCGAAATTTTAATAGATATAAAAGTAATCACAATAATTTTCACAACTTAAGATTGTACGCTAGAGGCGAGCAGTCTATACAAAAATATAAGGATGAATTATCTATAAACGGTGATTTGTCCTATTTAAATTTAGATTGGAAACCAATTCCAATTATATCTAAATTTGTAGATATTGTTGTTAACGGTATTTCAGAAAGAACATATGATATAAAAGCATACTCTCAAGATCCATATGGTTTACAAGAAAGAACTGAGTACGCAAAAGCTTTAATGTCTGACGTAAGAATGCGAGATTTTAACGAATTCGCCGCTCAGTTTGGAATGGATTTATCAAAAAGCAATGTTAATCCATTACCCGAAACCATTGAAGAGGCCGAATTATATATGCAACTAACATATAAGCAAGCTGTTGAAATAGCAGAGGAACAGGCTCTAGGTGTTTTATTTGAGGGTAGTAATTACGAGTTAATTAAGAAAAGATTTTATTACGACCTTACAGTTCTTGGTATTGGCGCTGTTAAAACAGGGTTTAATACATCAGAGGGTGTTGTTATTGACTATGTTGATCCAGCTGATTTAGTTTATTCATATACAGATTCCCCGTATTTTGACGATATATACTACGTTGGTGAAATTAAGTCTATACCAGTAAACGAACTAGCGAAGCAATTCCCTCATTTAACTGAGAGTGACCTTGAGGATATAATGAAAAACAAAAGTTATAATAGAAATAATTATAACACAAGATACTCTGTAGATAAAGAAGACAATAACACAATCCAAATTTTATATTTTAACTACAAAACCTACATGAACGAGGTTTACAAGGTTAAAGAAACTGGTACTGGCGCTGATAAAATCATACCTAAAGATGATTCGTTTAATCCTCCAGAAAACAAGGAAGGTGGTTATAGTAGGATGTTAAGGTCAATAGAGTGTTTGTATGAAGGCGCCATGGTGCTTGGTACTGAAAAATTACTTAAGTGGGAAGTAGCAAAGAACATGATGCGTCCTAAAAGTGATTTCACAAAAGTAAGAATGAATTACTCTATAGTCGCCCCTAGAATGTACAATGGTAAAATTGACTCATTAGTAAAACGTATTACTGGATTTGCCGATATGATTCAACTAACGCATTTAAAACTTCAGCAAGTATTATCAAAAATGGTACCAGATGGTGTTTATATGGACGCTGATGGTTTAGCTGAGGTTGATTTAGGCAATGGAACAAACTACAATCCACAAGAAGCGCTAAATATGTTCTTCCAAACTGGTTCCGTTATAGGTAGGTCATTCACTCAAGATGGAGATATGAATCCAGGCAAAGTACCTATTCAAGAAATAACATCTGGATCTGGTGGAAACAAAATGCAAGCTCTTATAGGTAATTATAATTATTATCTACAAATGATAAGAGATGTAACTGGGTTAAACGAAGCTAGAGACGGTAGTATGCCAGATAAAAATGCGTTAGTAGGTGTTCAGAAATTAGCAGCTGCTAATAGTAATACGGCTACAAGACATATATTACAAGCTGGATTATTTTTAACAGCACAAACAGCTGAATGCTTGTCTCTCAGAATATCTGATATATTAGAATACTCTCCAACTAAAGACGCTTTCACACAAGCTGTAGGAAAATACAATGCAGCGACTCTTGAAGAAATATCAGATTTACATCTATATGATTTTGGAATATTTATTAATTTACAACCAGATGAAGAGGAAAAAGCTAAATTAGAAAATAATATCCAAATGGCCTTGCAACAACAAAGTATTGAGCTTGAAGATGCTATTGATCTTAGGGATATTGAGAATATTAAACTAGCAAATCAATTATTAAAAATAAGAAGAACCAAAAAACAAGAGCGAGATAGAGCGATACAAATGGAAAACATTGAAGCTCAAACACAATCAAACGCTCAAGCTGCTCAAGCTGCTGCTCAAGCTGAGATTCAAAAAGAACAAGCTTTAAATCAAACAAAAATAGATTTGGAAACTGTAAAATCTCAATTAGAATCTCAAAAAATGATACAAGAGGTTCAGCATAAAAAAGAACTAATGGCCTTGGAGTTTGATTATAACATGCAGCTTAAAGGAATAGAAGTAGACGGTGTAAAAGAAAGAGAAAAACAAAAAGAAGATAGAAAAGACGAAAGAACAAAGATACAAGCTACACAACAATCAGAAATGATTGACCAGAGAAATAGTGGAAAACCCCCTAAAAACTTTGAATCCGCTGGTAACGATACGTTAGGCGGAGGATTTGATTTAGGAGCGTTTGATCCTAGATAAATTTATTAATTATTATTATATTATATTATGGAAGAAAAATTAGAAGAAGTAGTTGAAGAAACTACATTAAAAGTAAATCAAGGTGATCCAGGTGATGAAAACGTGGTGAAAGTTGATGAAAGTAAATTT